AGCGCGCCCATCGCGTCCCCGGCGGCGACCGAGAAGAACGACGCGGTTTGCTCGTCGTAGATGCGGCGGACCCCTCGGGCCACGTCGAGCCGCCGGGACAGGATCGGCGACAGCGCGACCATCCGCGCGGCGGCCGACCACGCGAGCCCGGCCTGGTCTTTGTCCAGCGCCAGGCCGTAGACCTCGGCTGAGTCCTCGTCATCGGCGATCAGCAGGTAGAGCATGATCCCGGCGATCAGCTCCGTCTTGCCGTTCTTACGACCGGCGGACAGGTACAGCTCCCTGTACCTGCGCAGGTAGCGGCCCCATCCGGGGTCGTACTCGACGCGGCCGAACAGCGGGCGCAGCACCTCGCGCAGCTCCCACTCGGCGGGCACGAACGGACGCCGCGCCCAGTCGCCCTTGGTGTGGACCAGCAGCTCGGTGAAGAACGCGACGACGTGGGCGATGCGGGGCTCGCACAGGTGCTCGCCACGGCGTCGGCAGGTCTGCCCGTCGAAGGTGCGCCCGCACGGCGGGAACCGTCGCCGGTCGGTCATGGCGTCCATGATGCCCGCCGACCAGCCCGGAGACCAGAAAAGGCCCGCCCATCGTCCCTCTCGGGGGGCGGGCCTAGCCTGGGGTGCAGCCTACGCCGTTAGGCCGACACAGACCAGTGTGGCGACGACCAGCACCACTACCACGACGACGATCACGGCGAACGCCCGGTCGGGCGGCCCCGCGTGGCGGCCCGTCATGGCCGGGCCAGCCCGGTGACCTCGTAGGCGTCGACCGCGGCGAGGGCGGCCACCAGCTCGGCCTCGACCAGCGCGGCCCCGAGGTAGGTCGAGCTGATCACGGACCCGCTGCGCGGGTGCCGCACGGTGACACACCAGCCGTCCCAGCACCCGCCGTCGCGCAGGCCCCGGCGGCCGAGGTTCCGGCTGGTGTGCTGGGCATGGGAGAGATCGACCTGCGCGCCGTTGGGGGTCACCCAACGGCGCGCCTGGCGGATCGGTGAGACGGTGCCCATTACGACCTCAGCGAGCCGGGGCACTCGGGGCCTGGGCACTGGCCGGGCACGCAGATCACGCAGTCGCGCTCTGGCTCCTCGGGCGGGTCGGCCTGGTCGGCCTGCCGGGTGATCTGGTCGTGTACCCGGTTGAGGGCGGGGTGCTGGAGGTAGCGCACGCTCTCGCGGTCCAGGCCGTGGACGTTCCGGAGGTGGGCTCGCTTGGTGTCCACGCTCGGCCCGGCCCGGAACTCGGCCAGGTGGCCCTCGGCCAGCTCCTCGGCCATCGCGTTGGAGAGCACTTGCAGGGCGGCGGCGTAAGCCAGGTCGCGGGTCGATCGGGTCCGCCACTTGCGAATCTCGGCGACGGCCCGCTCGATGATGCCGCCGACCTCGATGACGGTCTGGTCGCTCGGGGTGTACCTGTCGGGGGATGGGGTGGTCATGGCTGGGTGGTTCCTTCCAAACTGGGTCTGCCCCCCGCCCGGCTGGGCGGGGGGCTGGGTGACTCGGGTTACTCGGCGGCCTGGCCGGCCTCGGCCAGGGCGGGCTCGCCGGTCGCCTCGGCGACTGCTGCCACGATCTGGTCGGCGGCCTTGTCGGCCTGGGCTGCGGCCTCGGCGGCTGCGGCCTCGGCCTGCTTGACCAGCTCGTCGGTGGCCGGGCTGCCGTTGCCCTTGGGGGCGGCCTTGGCCTTGGCGGTCGGCTCGCCGAACAGGTCGGCCAGCTTGACCCCGAGGGCCTTGGCGATGGCCTCGGCCCGCACCAGGTCGACCTTGGCCACCTGGTCGTTGGCCAGCCTGCGCATCTGCGCCGGGTTCAGGCCGTGCTTGCGGCTGATCGCCATGATGTTGCTGCCGCTCGCGGCCACGGCCTTGGCGATTGCGCCCTTGATCGGGGGCACGGTCTGGTCCCCGCCCTTGGGGGCCGTGATCTCGATCGGGGCGGCCGGGGTGGTCTCGCCCTTCGGGGGCTTGGGGGCCGTCTCCTGGCGGGGGGCGTCTGCGGGCACGATGGCCCAGAACTTGGTCGCGCTCCCGAACGCTCCACCGTCCACGGCCCGGCCGCTCGCGGTCTTTAGGGTGATGCCCTGCTTGTCGACTACGACCTTGGCAACCTTGATCGCCTTGGCGTTCGGCTCCTTGACCTGGGTTCCGAAGAACTCAAACCCTCCGGTCGGGTTGCCGTGCTGCTTCCAGGTGGCGCGGGTGGCGGTGGCCTGGGTCTCGGTGGTCTGGGTCTCGGTCATTGGGTGGTTCCTTCCTGGGTGGCGGCCCCCCCTGCTGGGTGGCCGTACATCTATTCCAACCGCTGCCCCGGCTGCTTTGAGCCCGGTTTACGTGTCGTCTAGACCACAGTCCGCTATGCGCCGGGGGGATCACCCTCGGCGTGCAGGCCCTCGGCGGGTATGCTCGGCGTGGTGGCCTGGTCGGTGGGTTCCTGGGTGGTTCCTTCCCGGCCAGGCCACCCGCCGGATTATGGAGCGCGACCGGCCGGACGCTCTGCGCCGAACACCTGCTGCACGGCTCTGTGCGCGTCCTGGGGCCTCCCAGACCCGTCTTAGGTGTAACCACATCGGGCGGAAAAGATAGGGATTTGCCCAGGTCGGGAGCCTGTTTGGAACACCGCTGTTCGAGCGCCGGACCCCTCGGGATATGGCGCGAATTGCGCGCAGATTACGCGCACGCCGCCTCGACCGCGGCCAACGTGCCGTCCCACAGCCGCGCCCGCGCCCACAGCGCGACCTCGGCGGCCGACCGGGCCTCGGCCCAGCGGCCCTCGTGGTCCCCGCACAGCTGCTCGACCATCGCCGTGGCCATGACGCCGTGCAGCTCGTCCAGCTCGACGTGCCGGGCGAGGTAGTCGGCGAACAGGCCCAGCCGGGGCGAGTCGATCGCGGAGACCTGCCCGAACATCTCGGGGATCAGGTCCTCGCGGCCGAACGCGAACGCGGCGGCCTGCCCGTGGACGTGGGGGCTCGTCACGGTCCCCCAGGTCGACGCCACGAACTGCGCGGCGGGCGTCGGGGCCTGGGCGTCGGCCAGCGCCCGCAGCACGCCCCGGCCGTCGCGGACCATCTCCACGAACCGGGTCACGGGGCCGGTGTCCGCGCCCGCCTGCGCCATCGCCAGCAGGTACAGCTCGAAGTGCGAGGCGTGCCGCGCGCCCAGCTCGCCACCGGGGACCAGCTCGTCGGACTCCTCGGCGAGCACGATGTCGTTGACCAGGCGGCGGGTCGACGGCGGGCCGACCGGCACCCACGGCACCTCGACGCACGTCAGGCGCCGCTGGAGCGCCTTGAGCAGGCTCATAAAGTCCCAGACGGCCCAGACGTGGTGTTCCATGAACGCGACCACGGCGGGTTCGGTCGTCAGCCGCGAATAGAGCGGGTGGCCGATCACCTGCTTGCGGGTGGCCTCGATTGAGTCGCGCAGATCGCTCAGCACAGCGTCCTCCCTAACTAGTTAGCCGCTCAGCAGCCGCGAGGCGTCGGCCCCGTCGTGGTGGTAGTGCTCGACGCGGATTCCGGCCCTGGCCGAGGGCGTCAGGCCGAATTCGCGGGCGTACATGCGGACCTCGATCGCGGCGTCGCGGATTTGCGAGTAGGCGGGGTTCTTGACCAGGATGCCCTCGCGCTGGATCACGGGCGGGGATTTCGCCACGACCTCGGCGAGGCCCCGCCAGCGCGCCACGGCCTCGCAGTAGACCGCCAGCGCCATCTCGTCGGCCCCGGTGAGCGTCCGCATGTGCTCCAGGTGCGGCCCCACCCGGTCCCACTCCTCGGACGCCCGAGGGGACAGCCAATCGGGCTTGACGACCGGCCCCGCCAGCGGCTTGGGCTCGTTGGTGTTGATCCGCCCGGGCTCGGTGCCCTTGAGCAGCTTGAGCCGGGTCGGTGCAGGCGCGGGGCCGCGCCTACCCACCGGGCCGGCCGGTGAAGTCGTGGCACGCGCCGCAGTACCCGTGCGCCAGGTCGGCGGGGTGGTGGCTGGTCCGCCCGCAGCGCGGGCAGGTGAACGCGGGCAGCTCGGCGCGGCCCCTCGGCGCTGTCAGCGCCTCGCCGACCGCGCGGGCGAACGCGGCCAGCTCGGCCGAGGCCTGATCCATCGCGCGCAGGTACGCCTCGGCGAGGGGCCGCAGCGCAGCGCCGAATCCGGCCGCGCTGTGCTCGATCTGGGCGCGCAGCTCGTCGGCCGGGTCGCGGCTAGCCACGATCCGGCCTCAAACGAGGTCGCAAAACGAGAACCGGGCCGCTTGCGGCCCTGGTCGCGGCCTGTATTCCGCCAGTCGCCGGGGGCGATGGCGGAAAAGGCCGAAACCTGCGGCGCGTTGCGCCGGGACAAGAAATGCTCCCCGAGGCCCCCGGCCGCGGGGGTGCCCCCCCACCCGTCCGGGTGGCCCCGGCCGCCCGTGCCCTTGAGCCCCGGCCCTGTGCGGGCCTTTGCCCCCCTGGCTCGCCAGGGGGTTGCAACCACCCAGGGGTGCCCTCTTGCCCCCGTGGGCCTCTCTCTGGGAGGGGGCCAGGGGGCAGCCCGAGCCCACGCGCTGCGAGGGCCTGCGCTGCGGTGATGGCTGCGTGGCAGTCGTGGCACAGCCCGGCCAGCAGCTCGTCTGTCTCCACACCAGGCACGGTGTGGTGTACCTCGGTGGAGGGGGCCGACCAGCAGCCCCGGCAGAGGGGATCGCGCCGAAGAATGCGGGCGCGGGTCGCGTCCCAGCCGGGCGGCATCTTCCGGCCGCGTCCTCCCTCGGACCAGCCCCGTGGGTGGAGCGGGCAGGGCCGCGCGTATATGCAGCCGGGCTCAGCGCACCCGGTCGGCGCTTTGGTCGGCACGGTCCACCTCCAGCCGCAGGAGGTCGCCGACGAGGCCCGGCAGCTCGTCGGGCTCGGCGAGCGCCGAGAACGGGAGCGTGCCCGATGCGAACCGGGTGTGGTCGCCGACGCCGACGAGGGGGAGGTGGCGTTCGGCCCCGGCCCATCCCTCGATCGCGGTGCCGTGGCTGCCGGGCAGCACGACCATGAGGTCGGCGGCCATCGCCGTGGTGATGTCGCGGAACAGCACGGGGAGCCCCAGGCGTATGGCGTAGGTGAGGTGGGCGCTGGGTGTGTGCCCGGCGGGGATCAGCCCGATGGCTACTCCCCCGGCCTCGGTCATGCCGAGCGCGGCCCCGTCCATCACGCCGCCGAGGCCCCCGCAGACGAGGACCACCCAGGGGTGCAGCTGCGCGAGCTGGTGGCCGACCTCGACGGCCAGGGCGCGGACGAGCGGGGGGCAGCGGTCGCCCTTGCCTATGACGGCGACGTACCGGACAGACGACGGCATAGCTCGATCATCACCTCGAAGCGCCAAGCCTGGTCGGGGCTCGCGGTGGCGAGGCCCTGCCGGGCGGTGGCCTCGGCCTGGGCGGCGGCCCCGGCGAGGGTGTAGGTGTCATCGACCTCGGCGTCGAAGCACGCGGCGATGGCGTGCAGCAGCCCCGCCGGGTGCATGGTGCAGCCGTAGAGCGCCTGATACAGCCGCGTCCCGGCCTCGGCTTCCGAGGCGGCGGGAGCTACGCCCCGAACGTAGGCGGGCGCGACCACGTGGCCTCCATGAACTCGCGGCGGTAGGGGTCGTTCCGCAGCACGCCCCGGAACCCCTGCACGGTGACGACTTCCTGCGCCGGGGCGTTCGCCTTCATGGCCAGGCAGCAGTGGGTCGAGCGGAGCTGGAGCGCGACCCCCCGCGGCTCGATGATCTGCTCCAGGGCGTTCAGCACGTCGACCAGCAGCCGCTCGTTGAGGACGGGCTGGCGCGCGAAGTAGTTCAGGCCCTTCTTGACCTTGGAGTAGCCGGTGATCCACCGATCGGGGACGTAGGCGAAGTGCGCGACCCCGAACGCGGGGGCCAGGTGGTGCTCGCAAAACGAGACGTAGTGGGTGTCGGTGACGGTGATCAGGTCGTCATACCCGCAGTCGTTGGGGAACAGCTTCCAGGGGACCTCGATGTCGAGGGCGGCCGGGTTGATCACCTCGGCGTAGAGCTGCGCCACGCGGGCCGGGGTGTTGGCCATCACCTCGGCCTTGTCGCCCTGGCCGAGCGCCAGCAGCAGCTCCTTGGTGGCGGCCTCGACCGTGGGCAGGTCGAGCAGCTTGGGCGGGAGGGGCGCGCCGACTGGCGGGGCCTCGGTAGCGGTCATGCGGCGGACTCCCTTCGTGGGCCGATCGCGCCGAGCAGGTCCATCACTCGGGCGTCGTCGGCGGGGCCGAGGTTGGACAGGTACGAGGCGAGGTAGACGCGCGGCCCGCCCCGCGCCATCAGCCAGTCGCCATACGCCAGCGCCGACGCGGCCCCGGCGAGCTGGAGGCTATGCAGGCTCTCCGCTGAGTTGCCCCCGCCCCGGCGCCGGGTGAGGGCGGCGGTCCAGTCGCCGGGCCAGCGGCGGAACACGGCGGCCATCCGCATCCGGTCGCGGTTCATGTCGTAGCTGACGTAGGCCCGGCCGTCCCAGAGCCGGGTGTCGCGGCCATAGCGGGCCGCCAGCCAGGTCGACGTGTCAACCGACGCGAAACGCATCATCAGCCCGAACCGGGCGGGGTTGTGCGGCGAGAGGCCGAACCCGTGGACGCTCATCCCGTGGGCGTCGGCCCGGTCGAGGCAGGCGTGCGCCCAGGCGTCGGCGTGCGGCCTCGAATTGTGCTTGTTGACCAGGCCGCCCAGCGCGAGGCTCGTGAAGCCGTCAGCGGCGAGCCGGTCGACCTCGGCGGGGCTGGTGCCCGCGTGGACAGCGGGGGTCACGTCGACGCCGAGGGCGCGCATCTCCAGCGCGTTGGCCCGGCTCGCGTCGGGGTCGTAGAGCACGTCCAGGGCCGCATACCGCTCGGCGGGAATCGACCGATACCAGGCCGACAGGCCCTCGGTGGTGACGGTGATCCCTTTCGTCCACGCGGTGTAGCCGCCCGAGTCGAGCATCAGGTGGGAGCCCTCGGGGAGCGGGCGCAT